TTATAAAGCAGAGTCCACATATTGATATTTAGCGTTTCTATTAGTCGAGTGCGACGTTCAGAGTAATTTTGATTTGGTCTCCATTGTTCTGAATGTTGTATGGGCCGTTTGTGAATCTTTCAGCGTACATTATAGAACTGTAAAGAGTCGCAGTGTTTAATCCCAATACACCGTTAGATGTAGCACTCATAGATGGAGTTGTTACAAACTCATCTGCGTTTGGTACATTGAATACAGTGTAAACATTAGATTCAAGAGTTGTGTTACCAGTACCAGCGTTTACATAAAGGATGTCTCCAGCCTTAAGTCCGTGGTTAGTAATAGAGATCTTACCGAAACTGAATGTAACTGATGGGTCAGTAGCAACCTGTATGTTGTCTACTAATGCCTTATCCAGATAAATCGTTCGATAACTTCGGTCAATACCGATGATTCTCGTTCCAGTTGCAACACCAGCGTTACCAGCAACGAATTGTCCAAGAGTTAGATCATCGATACTAACCTGTGGGTCAATTGTGAGGTAAGAGTTACCAACAATACCGATACAAGGATCAGTGTTGTTACCTTTAGTAACTGTGGTTCCGATACCAACACTAGCACCGTGAACAACACCCTGTACTGCGACAGGCATGTTATTTGCTCTAGTTACATAATATCCGTAGATATTACCAGCAGGGCCAGTGAAAGTAAAAGTCTGTTCTGGGTATGTGGCTGTTGTACCACTACCAACGTTCTTAATTACCCATCTAGAACCATTCAACAAAATTCCATACTGTTGGTTATAGTCTTGGTCAGATCTATTGTTTACACAAACAGGATAACCAGTATTTGCAGTCGTACCGTAACCATTAACGTTTCCGTCAATATATGGTTCAAAGTATGCTGTTGCAGTCGGAACATCCCCCTCGGCAGGAGTTGTGTTACTTGTAAAAAGTTTTAATACAAGATTTCGCGGTGATGTATCTTCTAAATCTGCGACAAAGTTATTCTGAGAAATCAGATAACGTAGCGACTCAATTTCACCAATATTAGGAACGAGTAATGCCATTGAAAAACTACCTCTAGGGGCTATAAGTCTTAAGAACTATCTTTATTTATAATTTTAATTTTAGAGAGATTAGTAACCTTCTAATATTATTCACACTTACTACGTTAAAGTTGAGAATATCTCCAGCATTTATCGTAGTCGTCCAACTATTTAGGACATCATCAAAGTATTTATTAGAATTCGTTAGTTGAACTCTAGAACCACCAGTAATACTGGTGAAATTTGGATAATCAGCGAAGGAACATTTGGATATCTCAAAAACAATATCACCAGTCTGATCAGACAAAACTCTGATATTTTCTATGACTCCAGTGACATCTATTGTCAATTTCCCTTTGTCTCCAGTTTGCATAGGGAGACTACCACTATCTACAACATAGTTGACAGTTCTTGTTAGATCTGCAGCCGCAGCAAGAGCAATCATTACTATATCATCGTTTACTGCTGGAGGGGTTGTAAAAATAACCTTATCTCCAGAAATAGTATAATCATTTGAAGGATCTAAGAAAAGACCATTCTTAGTCACAATGAGTTGTTGACTGTTATTGGGATTGTAAGGTGCTCCCTGATCAGTTAAGTTAAATGTGGTTTCAGTGCCATCTTGTACAGGTGACTTTCCGATAATAATATTACCATATTGGATAGACTTAGAGGGAATCTCATAGTCTACACCGACATTATACTTGCCAGGTTCGTTTAACGTTACTAGATAGTCTGCCATTACGTTACGCCTGGGATTACGAGAACATTTCCCTGTATTGGTCTAGTCTTATACGCATTAGGCGATGTTAGAACCAGATCATATACATACCTTCCTCCTTCTATAGTCGTAGTAATTGTACTAGCCATAGCTACTTTTATTTGACCACTCACTCTATTGGGAAATGAAACAACAAAATTATTAAACTTTGTAGCCTCTGGATGTTTTTTTATTTTAGCTTCACCAGTGTAACCAGTTAGATTCAAAGAACTTGCATCTTCATTTCTGATAGTGAAAGTTGCTTCAAAGTCTACACCCTGATCTAAAACTAAATTAATGTTCCTAGCGGTCATTTGTCAGAAGGGTTTTAGTTATTTATCTAATTTACTTAAAATTAGTTTCATCATATCTTTAAGTTCATCAACATCATCCTTTAATTTATCCATCTCACTAACTTCTTTCAACTTTTGTTGTTTTAATTTTAGATAGTTATTGTATTCGGAATCAGAACAATTTAATATTGCTCCTGACTCCTCATCTCTGTAGAGAGAACCACTATCTTTAACTTTTACCTTATTCATTAGATAGATGCAATAGATCTTAGGTCACGAATCTTAGGAACGTAAGCAAAGTTAGTTCCCGACATTACGATCTTAATCTGGAATCCATTGAATTGTGGTAAATTTGAAGCATTGAACTCATACTCTTTATAGTCTGATTCTGTGGAAGATGATAATATTCTTCTATCAGGTTTACCATTATTCTTTGCTGGATCTATAACTCTACCATCAGAATCTAGATTTTCAAAGCCAGGGAATAATTCAAATAACTGATATTCTGGAGGAGCATCAATTCTGAATATTCTGTATAGAACTCTAATATCATTCGTTGCATGTCTATACGCATCAAACATAACTTTTAGACCATCAGCAGCTTTTTCAAGATTAACAATTTTAGATAAGTAAATTGCAGCACTAGGATCTTGGTCAATCGAATTGACTCTTCTATCTGTAGCATAATTTGTAATCTTGGAGTTAATCCTATCCATTACAGTAATCATATTGACTCTATCTAAGTCAATCATAGGACTTACTTTAGGATCTTCTGTACTTAAGAATGTCTGTAGTGTAAATGATTTTCTACCCTCAAAGGCAACTAACTTATCTAGTTCATTTTGTTTAGAAGCAATGATCCTTGGAGTGGTCAGATAATTATTACTTGCCAATGAAACTGGTTCATATCCTTGATCAACAAAAGCCGATAAGTTTCCGTCAGGACTGTTTCCACTGAAAGTTCTAACTCTTGCATTTATGTCTGTTCCTTCTGGAAGCAATGTTGCCACATTAGGTCTAACGATATTAAATGGTATGTTTTGAGTTGCCATTGGCCCATATGGAACGCCAACTTGAACATATTGTTGATCATAACTTCCGCCAGATTTATTCTCACTAAAGAATAGTTCTGGGAATCCACTAGCATTTCCAGTAGCTCTATCTACTCCACGACTTGAAACACCTACCTTAACCCAGTAGTGATCAACGTCAATTGGATAAATTGATAAATTACTATCTATAAACTTATGAGATGCATTAACTCTTCTGAGAGATACACCATTTAATTCATATTTGAAGACTTTATCGTTGATACTATAATCACCTGCTTTAGTTTCATCAACAGATCTGGTAATGTTATTCAATGTTGAAGTTGTAGTTGTTATACCAGTGTATTTGATAATCTCACTTCCAAGTTTCACATAGCCTGGATTTGAGGAAGTAACCTCAAGGTTTTCAAAAGAAGTAAAGATTCCGATGGAGGAAACAGTAATATCCTCTGTACTAGATGAATCTATTGTAGATGTTATCTTCTCTGGTTTAACATCAGACTCAACTCCAGAAAGAGTAACTAAGTCTAGAGGAGAATACATACCATGATTAGAATGTCTGACACGGAAATGTAATCCATCAGTGATGTTATTAAGGAAGTTAATAGAACCACCATTTACAACACTTGTTCCGCCACCACCAACATATACAATAGAAGATGATGAGTCAACTTTAGGAATACCTTGAATATTATCAATAATCAAAGTATTGAAAGCACTAATGACTCCAACATTGTTTGGAATTGATAATTTCAAGTCCTTTCCAAATCCACCAGTATTAGATGCATCAACTGTCAATACATCACCAGCAGAGTAACCTGTTCCACCGATTGCCACTGTTGCAGCAGTAGCAACCCTATTAGATACAGTTAGATTTACTGTTGCCCCTGACCCTCTACCAAATTCAGATATAAGAGGAACACCAGAATAAACAACAGATGTTGCAGCAAAACCACTACCAGCACTAGTGATAACAAGATCACTACCGATACCAATAGCACCTAGAACTTTAGTTAAGTTTGCACTAAAGTTTGGATTTGCTTGTTGGTATATTGTAGTTCCTTCTGTCAATCCCGCTTGTTCTGCTGATGTCAAACTCTTTCCTAATCCAACAACAGCACTCTTGGCGAGCATATCTATTGGGTTTGGAGCAAGAGAAACAATTTGTCTATTTCCAATATCAAGATCTGGGTTGTAGAAGTTGACTCTACCTTCTGATGTAGAGAAGTTTGCTCTGTATAGATTAAACTTAAGATCTTCTAACTGACTTGGATCCCATGTAGCACCGTTCTGTGATTTAAATAATGAACCAAGTAAGGGTTGTTGTGATACAATTATCTTCTCAGAGTCAGCTGAGTTGACAGTAGTTATATCCTCTTCTCCCATCCTAGAGATGTGAACAAAATATTCATTGGATGCTGATAGAAGAACTAGAGCAAATTCTCCTCCACCCTCAACGTAAACAGGAGCAGGGAAAGTAAATGTCGTTGCAGCAGTACCATCATCAGACACTACAACTTGATCTGGGTCAAGAATACACTCACCAAATGGCAAGATTTCTTGAGTCGGTAAACCAATTTTTAATGTTCTTACTTGTAAAGTAACTGGCAATTGGTTTGTATCTTTTGCTTGGAAGTAAACATCACACTTAGTAAGAAATACACCATTGATATCTGGAACTTCAAATGATTGTGCAAGAGGGTCAACCCATCTTGTTTGTGTTGTAGATCTATTTGTAAATGTAGTGCCTACAGTCAATCTCTTACTTGTATCACTCAGAGTTCTATCGGATGATTGAGGTATTCTCTGAACATCTGCATTTCTCATTCTCAATGTAGATGCCTCTACAGTCTGTAATGTACCAGATGATGTGAAGGTTGCCTCTCCAGAACTATCTGTAAATCCAGAAATAGTTGAGTTTATAGAACTAGTTGATAATGTAAATGTCTTAGTACCAGTGCTAAATGTAGGTGCAGAAGGAACTGTAGGATCAGGTAAGAATAATGATCCAAGCAATGACCCTGCCTTATCTGTAATAAGTCTAATATTAGTTACAGTTGCAATAGCACCACTAGATTGTCCGATCAACTTCATACCAGTAGTGATGTATCCATAGAAACCAGACGCAGCTTGAAGTTCTAGTGCAGCAGTATCAACGTTTAATATTGTGGTAGTTGATGAGTATGTGGACGAAATACTAGAAGCTGGGTCGTATGGATTTTGTTTGTAAGTCTGTGAAGGATTATTATATGGCCCATATTTGTGATTTTGATTTGCCAATCTAAATCTGATTGCATCATTATTACTATTTGGACGACTTCCTTCTACAATTTCACCAGCACCAAATGTGCCACTAACCATTGTTATTTCTACAAGTTTAGGTATGACATACTTCTGCATGTCAATATTATCAAAGAATGGATATAGTCTTGTATTTGGCTTAAGTCTTCTACAGATAAACTCAATGTTTCTTGATCGCATTGTAGCGATAACTTCTGTATTTACAACCTTGTCACCTAGACTTGTAGTATCAAATCTTTCTCCAACCCTAAACTGAATACCCTGTCTTGTTTGGTTAGTTGTGGTTGTAGTTGTTACCTCTTTGAAATCAGTCTTAGCATCCTGATAGTTTTTGGTTGTAGTGATAGGAATACCTCTACCACAAACATACTTACCTCTTACTGTTGAACTACCAGTTAATTTAGTTTTAGTATCACTATAGAGTGTTGGGCCTGTTGTGGAACTAGATCCAGTCCAAGTAGTTTCCCATGCACCCCAATCAACAGGTGAAAGACCTGTGTTACTATCTGCACCAGTGACTCCCATTGTGGAGTTAAAACTACCTTCAATGTCATAAGTTGCAGCAGTTCTTCTAGTTTCAATCCATGTGTCAGTGCCTGGATTTAATTCAACCTGACCAATCCAGTTAACAACAGCAAATGGGTTTACATTTACGATACGAGTTGCAAACTTATTTTCTAAGTAAACTGTATCATCATAATTCAAACATACAACATCACCAATTCTCTTAACGTTTGTATCACCAAGATCTTCTGCATATCTAAAATCAGCAGATGGGTTTGAAGATGTCGCAGCACCAACTATGGCCTCCGATCCAAGTAATAGATCAATAGAGGTTGTATAGTGTTGAGGTCTTAATCTACCTTCTACTGCATCAATAGATGCTTTATAATTTCTACTGGTTACATCACCACCAGTTACAGATTTGAAGTTGTCAACAAAGAAACCTGACTTAAATCTATCAAGATTAGTCTGTGGATCTTTAAGTGACATGGAACCTGTTTCTACCTCAAGTAAAGATAATGAAGCATAGTATTCAACGTTCTTTAATCTATTTTCAATCACATTGATATCTTTCATTCGATATCTCTTATATTTTGCCAGAGTTAAACCAACTTCTCTAGTATCATAGAGATAAGGAGGAAGTTGAATTGTAGCAACTTCTAAAGCATTGTCAATAGTGTTTGGAAGTTTTGGTAACTCAGATGGAACAC